TGGAGTTTTTTGTTGCCTGTAGCTGCACCGATTCCTGTAGCGATGGCTTCGCCTGGAAGTTCGGCTGTGTTGATGCCTGAAGTGATTATCCCTTTGCCCGTTTGTACCACAGCATTACCGGCAGCGCCAGGAAGCGCTCGTAATACGCCCCCGACACCAAAACCCTGAGGTTTAGCTTGCTGAAGCATTTGCTGTTGGAGTCTGGGATTGTTTACTAATGGACCAAACTTAGGGTGAGTGGTGTTGTATTGGAATTGTTGTTGGGCGTCTGCTGCTTGAGCTTGCTGTTGTTGTTGCTGTTGTTGTTGTTGGATTTGTGGATTAGGTTGCAGGATTTGAGGTCGTGCTTGTGGTTGCTGTGCTTGGAATTGAGGGCGTGCCTGAGGAGGTGCTTGGGGCTGAGCGCCGCCTAGAGCATGACCTATATCTCCCCCGATACTACCGAGGAAGCTGCCAATATCATCCCAGAGGGACATGACGCTAACTCCCCACTGTTGGTGCTGGTGTGTTAGGGTTCTGTTGTAATTGTTGCCAGTAGTTAGACCAGATAGAACTTGTCGGATTGGTTGGGTTGCCAACGATACCCTGAGCTATTTGGTTCTGGGCGGCTTGAGTAGTTGGGGTACCAGCTAAGTTTTGAAGCGCACTAGCGATATTGCCGCTACCAGACTGGACAAAAGACGGGTTATTTTGCAGTTGAGCCACAGCAGTTGGGAGTGGGGTCTGAGCGCCCTCAGTACCTTGAGCGTTAGCGAGGTCTTGAAGAAGTGAACCATACTGTGAGTTCTGATAGTATTCGTCTGAATTATTAAGAGCGGCTTGAAAGGCTGGGTTGTTGAAGGCGTTGAGATAACCTGAATATTGACCCTGAGCCTGGTTCTCGGCTTGGGCTATCGACCCCAAATCCTTAGTTTCCCCAGCATTTAAGCCTTGTAGTGAGTTGCCGTATTGCTGTTGAGCGTTATTGATATTGTTATCCGCCCACGACGAACTGCCAGCCCCACGACCAACAAGTTCCCACGGCATTTGATTCTGAGCTTGAGCGTAGCTATCGCTTAATTGATTCTGTTGTGATTGATAATTCTGTTGGACATTGCCAGCGGCTTGACCAGCGGCTTGACCGTACTGACCCTGCCCCGGCTGACCATTACCAAATAGCGTTGTATAAGCTGATTGTAGATTCCCTAAAGCGGGGAGGAACATGGCGTTTAGGAAGTTAGCATTACCACCATTAGCGTTTGTGCCTGAGGTCGTTCCCGTTCCCGTGCTTGTGCCAGTACCTGTACCTGTATTTGCGGTATTCGTAGTAGAAGTTCCTAAAACCGACCCTCCCCCACCAGTACTTGCCGCACCACCACCTGTACCACCACCAGACGCAGATACGTCAGCGGGGGTAGCATTGTTGCCTATTGCATTTCCGGCATTAACTAAAGCTACTCCTAAACTATTAGGACCAGTACCCGCCATATAACCACCGACAGGAGTCGTAGAGGGAGCGTGAAGGCTTCCATAATCTATTAAATCATTACCAGCGTTGATGGCGTGACCCGCAGCACCAACCACGGTTCCAGCAACACTTCTGGCTGCCTGACCTATACCGGATAAAAGAGGAATTGACATGTAATAAAAAACTCCAGATTAGGGTAATTTCTACTTTCATCTGAAGTTTAATGTGAATTGACTAAATTATACCATATACTAGAACAAAATAGAACGATTGGGGATTGCGGCATTACAATAGGCATTGAAACTGTCAGATAAAAGATAGGGTTCAACTCTCGTACAGGCTGTGGAGTCTTGTTCGTCTTCTATGGTAGCAGTGTCTCCGCTATAATGAGATACATCCGCATTATAGTCAGAGTTTTGGGTGCGATATAGTGTCAGTTCTGAACTTATTCTTTGTTTGGTTGAGGTTGGGAGATTTTCCCATACATAGTGCATATACTCGTAAGCCACAATATTTAACTCTTGATACTTAGATAATCCACTCTCTATGTAAATTATATTTGGTGGATAAAAAACACCTATAGCTCCACCACTAACGGTCTCATCGCTGATTGAGATGTTTTTCGAGGTAAAGGTTAGATTGAGTGGGGAATAATCAATGCCGAGTTGTTTGGCGTCTGCTACGAGAGTCGGGTCTTGAGTTAGGTTAGCTCCTGCGATAGTGGGTGCAGGATAACCCTCTTTGGCGTATTGTTGACTAATTTCATTTGCACCGACATAAGCCAGTACCATAGTTATGGTGAATAAAATCCAAACAGTGATACCGATTCGTTTTAGCCACTTATTTTTCATAGCGACAACCTAGCACACCATAACTAACTTGTCAATGATTAACTGAACACTTTAAGAGTAGAAGGCCAGCTAAAAGCGGAATATGGCCTATACCTAAATGCTAAACCAAGTATCACAAAGTTCTCGTTAGTTTGTGAGTTTGAGATATTAACCTGTATGGTTCTGGCCTTCTGACTAATGTGGAATCTATATGGTACGTTAGAGGCTGAGCCTGAGGTGTCTGAGGCGGCTGAGGTAGAACTGCCACCGAAAGCAAACGCACCAATCTCATCAGAGCCTATCCCTGCTGTGGTAGAAGTGTTTATAGAGAAAGTGTTAGTGAGTGTGCCGTTGTCTGTATAGAACTGTACCGTAACCGTCCCCACTAACTGCCTAAAGAAGATGGTACAGTCTATCCAGCGCTTAAAGACATTGAAATTACCGAGGTCAAAGGATTTAGAAGTCCATTGGGCTGAGATAGCGCTTCCGTTAGCAGAATAGGTGTTGGGGGTGATTTGGTAGACAGCATTCGTAGTAGAGGAGGTGAAGTACATCGTCTCGTTATTATTGGAATCGTTGTAGATAACGAAAGATTCTGGTTGGATATGGTTGAGTTGCGACCATGCCTGATACCTGCGGTCATAGGTAAGGACTAAATTATTCATAGAAGCACCAGCAGGTATGCCTAGGTAGTAGATGTACTGGTGGAACATCGAGGTAGCTTGATTGAAGTTGGTGGGGTTTATTGATTCAATCAGCGGATGTATTCGAGCGCTGAGCTCGTTAGTTCGTATAATGGCAAAGTAGTTTGGCTCATACCCCAGGACATATACGCCGTTTCTGGTTAAGAAGAAGACATCATTATCGACACGCTGAATAGACTTAAAGCTGACACAACCATAGGCTTGGGTTATCATTTGCAGGACTGGGTTGCCGGACGTATCAAAACTAAACTGGAAGATGGAGCGTTCCTTGAAGACTATAAGATTGTTTTGGAAGACTGAAAGACCCGTGATTTTGTCTGAGTCGCCTGGTTGAACGTCTATATACTGTGCTCCCTGTCCGTTGAATACAGTAGCCCCAGGTACGCCCCCTACGGTAGCCAGAACGCCCGTATTGTTAGTGAACTGGAACGGACTAATTGTGGCTGTGGTAGCCGAGAACTGCTGTGCACCTGTGATATATAGACGAGATTCGCAACCTGAAGTCTGTACTCCAGCCGCACAGTGAACACCGTTCCAATAAATAGAGAACTGAGCCGAGGGCATAGTGCCTGGGCGTGTCAGAGTTCCGCCCGAAGCTAGTTCAGCACCACCGTTGACCCCATCCCATATAGCCATAGCCCCATCGACCTCAGTCATAAATATTGTGCCAGTACCACTAAAGGTCGCTCCCGTGATTGTAGAGTTGGCAATTACATTTTTAAGAGCTGTACCGTCTACGGTTAAGAGGTATTTGGTTGAGTTGGGGGCATCGTTGAAGTAACCCATGCCACGGGGTAGGGTAGCTGTCGCTAGGGTCAGAGAATAACCGTCAGCCTTGCTCGGTGCGCCAGCTTCCACGAACTTAATGTTCATAAGCGACGGTGATTCGAGGTCGTCTATCAGGTTGTTAGAGATAAGGTTATTAAGACCCTTGGATGGATTCGTAATAAGCATCTGCTGATAGGGGTCATTATTGGGCTTGGGTCGATTACTCCCCGAAGTTGTCCCCTGTTTTTGACGGGGGTAGGCCATTAGTCATTAACTCCGACGTTTCCTACATATGCACCGACAGTCGTAATATCGCCAGTGTATGTACCCAAGACTTCTAGTGCAGTGCGTCCACGGACTTGAGCACGACCACGATTGACGTTAGCGATGACTTCGTTCATCTCCATCTGGAACATATTCTCATAGGGTGATACGTCAGTATAAGGGTCTTCTGCGAGGCGGTAGTACTTCAGCGCACCCAGAGCTAGTGCCATAGATGAGGGGAAGTTAGTGTTTATGGAAGCGTTTATAACTGGTACTGAGGTAGTGTACATCAGGGTCAGGACCGGGTTAACATCATTGCCTGATGTTTCCGATGTATATATGGTGTAATTGCCCTCATACCCAGTCAACCAGTAAACATAACTGCCTACCGAGTAATTATTAGAATCCTGATAAGACACTTGTTGATAAACATTATCAGTGAATGGACCAGGATTGACCTCACGCACATCTATTAGTCCGTCTTGACCGACATTGGTGGGAAGCGTACCGATACCAGCATTTTCCTGAATTGTAGCCACGACTACGTTCATGGGGAAACGATAGGTACGGAAAATACGTTCAAGGGCTTTCTGAATATACTCCTCACGATCTGAGATAGACGTGGGGACGGTGGTTTCACCCAGTAAGTAGGATAAATCCTGAAGGATAGTTTGTTGTGAGACTTGAGCCATTACTGTTGTATCCCTAAGTTAGGATTACTTGGGCGTCGGCTTTGTAGTTGGGGTGAGCTTCCTTGAACTCCTCCTTGTGCTACTTGGAATTGTTGTGGGCCACCGCTAGGGTCATAGGTCTGATAACCTCCAGCTTGTAGATTAGTGCCACGAACGGGAATTGTATCAACTGCGCCACGAGGTAAAGAAGTTGGAGGCTGAAAACCAGCCTGTTGCCAATTTGCTACAGGGGCACTATTAGCAGTTCCTACTTGAAGTTGACCTCTAGCTTGGACTTCCGGAAGTCTAGCTTTACCGACCATAGCGTTAAGTGCATCATAAGAATGCATCATGTTTAATATATGCGGGACCATCATACCTGTGGCTGGAGTAGTTGGAGTTCCTCCTGCCGGAAGTGTGATGCCAGGATTATATGACTTTCGCCCAATTGATTGAGCATAAGACTCTGGGCCATTAGGGCCGTCTACCATAGCGGGAGGTGTTGCACCGGTCTCAGTACGCCCAGGGGTTGCCCCCTTAGTGTTTAAGTTTTGAGGTTTATTGCCTCCAAATACCTGAGATAAAAATTGTAATATTGGGTGCATTATCTTGTCTCCGCCGTTCTATATTCTGGAAAGCACTTAAACATCTTGCTTGCATTTTTATCTGACTTGAAGGCTTCAGGGTCGACAATCTCGATGACGGTCTTAACGATTCTGGGCATCGATAGGTAGCCTCTGAAGTTAGATTTGCTGTTATCGAACGACCTGCCGAATTTATCTGAGGCTGATTCTTTTAATAGGTTATTCGTAACGATACATTCCTGATTAACCGTCCGAAAGCTGACTGGATTCCCTTGAGAATCTTCGCCAGCAATCGGGTTAGTCTTGCTTAAAACGTCCACTGCGGCTCTCCACCGCCCTGGACCCTGTGGTAGTAGGAGTATTTCGTCCAGTACCTTATTCAGAGTAATCGTGGCGTGTGTAAGGTCGTCATCTGCGTGTACGGCAAGAATTTGGTTAATCACTTTACTCCTTAAAGCAAAGCTTGGGTGTAAAAGGATGAGTTCTGAGCTCGACCCTCTAGGGTCAATTCTCCGATAATCATTCCCTTCGTCGAGTCACCAGTTTTTGCGATGTCCTCGTAGTGAGGTTCTCGTCCACGAAGGTGAGCGACTGCCCATTTGTCCTTCTGGATGCCGATGATGTCGTTGTTGTTGTCACCAGACAAAGTAACGTAACGATGCTTATCTACTTCAACACGACCGAAGTCGGATTCGTAGATGTTGATGACATTGTTGACGCTCTCGCTGTCAGCTTCCACAAAACGGGTATTGGTGTTCACGAATGAACTAATACGTCGCTTGAGTGCTCCACCAACGTATACTGCGTCGACCACACCACCTGCTGTCCATGCGTTCTGTAAGTATGAGTTCAACATTGACTCAGACAAAGAAACGCCAGATTGCGAGGTTAGGTTAGTGGTGATTTGGGCTTTCACTCCAGCTAGAGTTCGGGCGCCGGCTGTACCAGTAGTTGCACTACCAGAAACCAATGTCGAACGAACAAGCGAGAATTCAGCAAAACGTCGCCATGCCTTCATAGCCTTTTGCATTTCGTATGCAAAGCGGTCTTTGAAGCCAGCGGTGTTAGAGGCTCGGTCTGTTCCAGAAACCTGGAAAGGCGAGACTACGATTTGAGTCCAGTTTGTCGAACGTGAAGGGTTAGTTAGGGTGTTGAATGTAACATCAGCACCTTCGCTTCCTAGGTTACCACCTGATGCGTTGGCTACTAATGCGTTGTTGACGCTTGCCAAAGTATCGGTCAGCCACTGGTGGAGGGGTTGGTCTGCGGTGCTCTTTTGGAGTCCGACATACAACTGGTCTTCCATTGGGTCGATGTTGGTGATGATGTCTAGGAGGGATTCACGAACGGCAGAGTCTGAATATGAAAATGTAGGAACTGCCATTGAATTAATCTCTTTCTAAATTGTTAAAATTATTGGTTAAATAGTAAATCTTTTAAGAGTTCCCGTTGGTTCTTCTCCGCTTCTAAACGGTCGTTACTACGGATTCCCTTAAATAGTTCTTCTCGTTTTGAGGTCGTGGGTGCAGCGTTACCTGAAGGCAATACTTGGGTAGACTGAGCTACCGTTGTAGTTTCGGTGGCTGATTGCACTCCCTCGTTCTTGGCTTGCCCCATTCGTTTGAATAACTCTGATGCTATTTGAGACGGGCTTGGTATCCTGATGGCTCTGAGAGCTTCTTGGTTATTACCTGCCTGTCGATACATCTCGGTCGTTCTACCGATACGGGCGTTTTGCACAAAATCTCTTAAGGTGCGGTCAGTTTTGAGCGTCGGGTATTTCTCGATAGCGGAATTCCACTGTCGTTCCTCGGCTCGTTGGGCAGCCAACTCTCGTTGGGCTGTAGTTGAGGCGCTGTATTGGGCTGCGGATAATGCACTGTTAATGGCTTCTGTCAGCTTATTGGTGTCTACATATCCGTTTTCGTCAACAAAGGCTTTGGGGTCAATTGGTGACACTGGTTGAACTGGTGGGATATATTCGTCGGGTTCTTCCTCGACTGCTTCTACCACTGGAGCGGTTTCGGCAACGGGTGGAACGGGAGTTTCATTCACCACTTCGGGTGTCGCTTCAGTTGGGGGCGTTTCCACTATCGGAGTCGCTGACTCAACTGGCTGCGGTTCTCGAGCTTGGATTCGGTCAGGCACTATGGAATTACCGAGTGCCTCTGTTACGGCTTTCGCCGCCTCTAGTGAATCTGTAGAAACCGTATTTGTAGTGTCATCTTGGGTTTGAGTGGGTGTTTCGTCCACGATGTTTCTCCTTGCATATTTGTTTGAAGCTTATTGCTCCGTGGAGAGGCCACAAGTAGGGGGTGGGCACCGACTTATGAGCCTCCATAGAGCAAAAAACCTCAGAGTTATACATCTAAGGTTTTCATATTTTCGATACTAAGTATCCTCGGTGGCAGAACGGGTGACTACACTTCATGGCGTAGTATGTGTCTGTCTCCTCTGAATCACGAACAAATATGTGCTCATGTTGAGTATCGTTGATTTGTTTTAGATTATTAAGGTCAATCTTTTCGACTATGTTATCGAAATTGTCTTTATTATACCCTAGATTGGGGTCGTTGTCATTTGGTTCATTCTGCATTTTTAAGCTCCTGCTCTAATTTCTTGAGCGTATTGCGGGCTTTTTTGGCTTTATCGGCGAAGGTCTCAGCGCCTTCCAAAACTTCACTAAGTGCAGTATAGCGTCCTCTGGCAAGCCAGTCCATCTTTTGTTCGGTATATGTACCGTTTAGGATAGCGTTAGCGGTAATATCCCGTTTCCTCGTAATCCAACCCAAGAAAAACTGAAAGTCTTCCTGATTATATAATTGCTCTAGTTTACTGCCTTGGTCGATTATTTGTCTGAGTTTTGCTTTTCGTTCTACAAGTTCGTCATCTTCCCGCATATATCTCCTTTACATATTTAGTTATGGTTGTGGGGTGGGTGCTCCTTGTGCAGTTGGGGGTTGGGGTGGTTGCATAGCTTGCTGTTGAGCTTGAGCGTGCTGAGTAGCGAGGTTCATTAAGTCCATGGCGCTACCGTGCTGAGATTGGGCGAGTTGGTGAGCAGCATTGATTTTGTCCATGGCCATACCGTGTCCTGCTTTAGCCGAGTTAGTAACCGCACCCAGACCCTTAACCAAAGCAGCTTTAGAAGATTGAGTGGGTTGGTTGGCAGGTAAACCGAGTTGCTGAAGAACGGCTGCTTGAGCATCGTCGGGCAGGTCGGTGAACTTAATACTAAGCTCCTCAGCAAGTGATTTAGGCTCTTGAGGTGGTGGTGCTGCGGCTTGTTGTTGGGCGTTGACCATGTGCTGGGCGGCTTCTTTCATTTGGGTTTGGTGAATCTTGTCTAATTGTTGCTGGGGGATAAGGACTTTAGAGAAGCCTTTTAGATTATACTGGTCGGCGATATATTCTGAAATGGTAGTCCAGTCGACAGCGAGGGGCAGAGTGCCGACAGCGTGATTCTGGGCGATTGATTGGTTCTGAATAGCGGTAATCTGATTGATAAAGGCGTTAGCTTGATTGAGTTTGTCTTCTTGGGTAAGCGGTTCCATAGAGGCTTCATCTATAGTGAGGTCGATGTCGCCCTGCATGTCTTCTGGGGTAATTTTCATGCTGGTTTGACCGTCTGGTTTGTTAATCGTCACATTGACGTTACGCACCATAAATTGCTGGTTATTAGACAGCCACATACGTCCGATTTGCAGAATAGATTGTTTGAAGTTCTCAGTGAAGAAAGTAACCACATCACCAGCCGCTTGCTGAAGTCGCATGATTCCCGTCGCTGTTCCCTTAGTGGTGTCGGCTTGGTCATTGGGTACCCCCGTAGCGTACTGTGAGATAGTAACTCCCTCGATAGCTTGGTCGAATAGGGTAAGCGGTACTTGTAGCATGTCTGAGCGTGGTTCAACGTGTCGGAATGGGGTCGGGGCTACATCACCTCGATACTGGACTAGTCCGGCAGGTTCGATAACGTAATCATCTACATTGGCGCTTTCAGGCGCAATTAGCATGGGGTCGT